ACTCACTGCACCACCTGTAGCGCCTCCTGTTGACATGGATGCACCACCAACATCACCACCGCCAGTAGCAGGTGCAGCGGGTGCGGGTGATGTACTTGCGCCTTTTGCCATTTGTAGAATCTTGGTTGGCTCACCACCAACGGCAATAACTTTACGACGAACTTCTTCTTCCGATACTGGTTTACCTGATGCTTGATCTGTGTAACCTGTTGATGAAGATGGGTCAACGTTGATGCCAACCTTAGAACTTAAAAATCCTTTGGCGGCATCCTGACTCTTTTCTGCATTCACAGGACTATATGGATCAGGCGTTGGCGACTTGCTTACTGTTTCAGCAAGTGATTGTTGTGATGCTTTTTGTTTTTCTTCTTTTTCTTTTTGTTTTGGTTTATCTTCTAATCTGTCTTTTGCTGCTTTGTCATAGAACACACCTTCACCAGTATCAAGTTTTTCTTGCATACCTTTGAGTGATGTTGTTGCTGATGATGTATAAGTTTCGGGTGCAGCACTACTAGTATCTTTCTTAAATGGATAATAAGGTTTAGTGTCTTGTAATACACTACCTTTAAATGAGCCAAGTCCAGGAATTGAAAAATCATATGCTGTCAATTTACTGAATGGTATTGCTGGTATTCCAACATTATTTTTAATAAATGTGACAGCTTTATCAAAAAGTTCGGTGACACCAAGTAACAGAGGCATCATCATTTTTAATGCCGAATCCATTCCTTGACGAAGTTCTTTTTCACCAAATAAACCAAATGTAATGAACTTTAAGAAACCACCAAGCGCAGCAACAAGTGTATCTACAATGCTACCGCTTTCTTTCCACACTTTGATGCCATCAAGAATACCGTTGATTAGACCACCAATCAACATAGCAGGTATGAATATCTTGCTTAGTAATGCAAGTATTGAACCACCGCTAAACAATGAAGCAAACCCACCAACGATACCAGTAATTAACCCGCCAATCAGTTTCACTGGGTTGAGCATACTTAACAGACCACCAATGCCACCACCTTCTTCTTTTGGTGCTGCTTCTTTACCACCTTTTTCTGTTGCTGGCGTTGCTGCTTTGCTCTTTGATCTTGCCGCCTCTAATTCAGACTCACGTTGATCTTCAGACTTAAAAAACTTATCTGCTTTTGTTGCAGCCGTTTCACCTTTAATCTTTACAAGTTTGGCGATATTTTGGCGAAGCACATTGACATCTCTTGCCATGCCTGGAAAGGCAAGAGATTGTTTAGCAATTAAATCAAGAAAAGGAAGTACGTTAGAACCAACCGTTGGTTCTTCTGTTTTTTTCTCATCACCTTCTTTTGTTGGTGATGTTTCTTTCTTCTTTTCTTTTTTACCAAAAATAGAAGATAAAAGACCCTTTTTTGTTTCTTCTTTCTTTTTTGCCATTTATCGTCTTGCCTGTTTTTGTGCGTTGATACGTTCTTTTTCTTCTTCCAAATACTGCATCAAAAGACCCAAATAAATGGTTCTTTCCCAAGGTAACATTTCTTCAAGTTCAGTCAAACTATACTTGTGGTGTTGCATTAAGGCAAAGTTTGTCTGATAATAATTACTCAGTGTGTCATAACGAAAGATTAGGCGAAAAAATTTTGTAAGCCCTTAATCTCAATTTCTTCTTCGTAACCGCATTTGCCACATTTAAAGTGTACGTCTTTCTTCAATTCTGGCATTGTGTCAAAGAATAGTTTAATCTTTTCTAAGTCTTTCTGTGACATTGAATCTACAAACTCAACCAACTCTTCATGGCTGGAATCTTTTGCGTAATATACTTGTTCATCATCATACAGATATTCAATACAGTCAATTAGCACATTCACTAAAATTTCATTTTCATTCATGCTTTCATATTTTTGAACCATCTCAAAAGTAGGATACTTTAAACAAATACCGATTCGCTCATTCAACATAAATTTGTTTTCATGATTTGCATGAACCGTTGGCTCAATCTCCAGTAGATTCAACTTAAAGTCTACGGAGCCGTTACAGGTCGCATCTTCACCTTTATCGTTTTTCAGAATGTTGTTGCACTTATATTTTAAATCAACAACTTCTTCTACCGACCTTGCACGAAGATGCATGAACAAATATTCAAGGTCAAATGTGGGTAGAGAATCAATATCGATGTCATCTAATACACAGTTTTTGAGAACTCTGCGAATTGTGGAGATAACGTCTTTGGAATCTTCTGATTCTGCTGCCATTAAAAATAGTTTTTGTTCTTTGACAAGAAATGGCCGAATACGAACATCTTGTCCTGTTGAAATCAATTTAATAGTATAAATTGGTACATCAAGTTTTGGTAACATAATTTCCTCTCAATTAGAATGAAAAAATCCTAGAAGCCGCTGTGCCTCCTAGTGAAGTCAGAGTTTGACCAATATCATATTGACCTTCAAATATTGTACGATACTTTTGATATGAAAACGAAACTGACAGGCGATGAAAGCCTTCTTCTGCCCAACTTAAAGCCTGTGGTGCAACACCAACTGGAAAAGCATCAATAAGTTCAACAGCATAAATCTGACGAACAAAATCATCATACTGAACGATTCTTATATTAGTAAGGTATCTTGTCGCATCACTTTTTGGAAATCTTGGGTTGTTTGTATCCGATGGTATAATTGCTTCCATCCATCGTTCAAATAATTTTCTCTCATAGAATTCGTTTGTACACAGAAAAGTTAAGTTGGTATCTGTGTACTGCATACGATATGGTACTTTAAAAGATGGACCATATATTCTTACATCTGCCGTTTCAAGTGTTCTACCTGGTATCTCTGCCGACTCACATTGCAATGCCAAATATCTTGACATAGAGGGATTTGCAGATTTCATTCCCTGACTTTCAGAACCCAGTGCCGAGTTGATGGCATCCGAGACATCACTGAAAATTGAGTTTGGAAAGTTTAACACTTTTTCCAAAAATGAATTACCAATTGCTTGACCAATGTAAGCAGGTATCGGTATGATAACTTCATATCGACATGGACGAGCAAGCCCACCTTTGCCTTTGATATTTGACAGAAATAGATTAGGTGAAAACGACATTAAAATTTATCCTCTGAGTCTGACCAGACTTTGCTGGCGCTTGCTTTTGCAAATGATTCCACTGGTAACATCACGGCGATATCCCACTCATCTGCTGTTATTTCAAGAAAACGAGACTGCACATGACTAGATAAGTATCGCTTGATACATGGTGTGGCTTCATAAATTTTAGATGCTCGTCTTAAAAAATCATAACTAATTTTAAACCGTGTACTTTCATCATAACGATGATCCGTTAAGATTGTGCTTAACTTGTCGAGAAGAATGATTCGTCGCTTTGGGTGAATGTAATGTAGATTCAACCCTAAAAAGCCGTCTGGATATCGTTCTATTGGAATAACCAATGGGAACCTGTCGTAATATGGCAACGAATCTTTCGTCTTTGGATCATAATAATAAAAGTACATACGACCTATGATAGACTGATTTTTAAATCGTTCACGGTCACTCATCAATTGACCTTTGGTGGGTCTGAGTGCTGGAACTTTGGACCTTAGCCACGCACGTGCTTCACGTGAACGTGGAGCATATCCAGATTTAGCAAGGGATTCCTTAATTCTATCAATGAGTCGTTTCGCCATCTTATATTTATCTGATACCTAGGTGCTTTTCAGTCAAAATCTGAAACTGCCAACCGTGGTCTTTGCAGAACTCCTCGGCGGCATACCACTTGGCTTTGTTGATTTCGTATGTGATTGCTTCATGAAGATATGTCTTGGTCTTGCGTTTTTGCGTTGGTGGTTGAGTTTGTTTCTCTGGTTTGACTTCTATGACGTAGGTCATAACCGTGCCGTCCGCTTTACGCATCTTGGCGATGAAGTCTGGAAAGTAACGGTGCTTTTTTCTGTCTACTGGACTATAATAGGGTATGGGCAGTTCTTCCGAACCCCACCAAATGACGTTCGGATTCTCATCTAAATAATTCATTACCTTTATCTCCCACGTAGACCTGTAGATGATGTTGTTTGCATCACCCTTGTACTTTTGCGGGTTTTTCGGTTTAAATCTCCCTTTATTTGACATAAATACTATCTAGTCAACGAATAGGAACTCCCATGGCATTTTTCGGTCTATCAGACATCACCATATCAAAAGAAGATAATAGAAGAGGACCTTTAGCACCACTGTTCACTACAGGTAGATTTGGTGGAACGGGTAATACTTTTCGATATCCTATAGACATTGGTAATTATGATAAAGCGCATTACATGATTATTAATATTCTCAGACAAAAGAATACACAGTATGAGGGTCTTGGAGTTCAACAAAATAATGTCAATCAAATAGGTAATTTTAAACCATCAACCCCAGGACAGCAGAGTACATCTTTTGCTTCAAAAATTAATGGTGCTATTGATAATGCCATAAACAATTTTACAAGTGGTAAGACTTTATTTGGCAAAAACATTTCTACCAGTTTTGGTGGTCCAACAAAACAAAGAGCGGCAGTAGACGTTGATCAAAATACTTACATTGATAAAGTAAAGGATATTGAGAATCAATCGTTGATTAAAACGACAGTTGAAACTGATGACACAATTGTTTTGTACATGCCAGACACTTTACAGTATACCTTTGCACAATCATATTCTGAAGCAGCATTAGGTGATGAGATGGGTGGTAAAATAGCAGCAGCAGGTAAATCTATTTTAGAGGATTTGCAAAATGGTTTGGATCCAAAAGCCGCTGCTGAAAAAGGACTTAAAGGTCCTGCTGCCACCGCTGCAATTCAAAAAGGATTTGAGGCTGCTGGTAAAGGCATTGGACCAGTGCCTGGCATTGGTGACAACTCTGCAAAAGCAGCGGCATTTCTAACACTCGGTGGTGTCAATAACCCAATGCTTGAAATGCTTTACTCTTCACCTGCCTTTAGACAATTTACTTTTGAATTTATGTTTTACCCACGTGATGAAAGAGAAGCATTGGAAGTTCAGAACATTTTGGAACGTTTGAGATTTCATCAAGCACCAGAGATAGATGGAGGTTCTGCCGGTCTTCTTTTGATACCACCATCAGAGTTTGAACTTTCTTTTTATTACGGTGGTCGCCCTAATCCAAACTTGCCTGGTATTGGTCGTTGTGTTTTGACAAATATCTCTGTCAATTATGCACCTAATGGCTGGTCAGCATATGAGATGTTTGGTGAGAATGATCCCCGTTTAGGTCGTACAGGTATGCCAACTGCCATTCAACTGACACTTGAGTTTAAGGAAACAGTCATTCTTACTAAAGCAAGTATGATTCGTGGTAATGGTGGGTATAAAGGTTCTCAATCAGTTGGAGATAAAATACAGAATCTTACTTCAACGGTGTTTGGGGGGAAAAAATAACTTATGGCAAAATATTTCAATTTTTTCCCAAAGACTTTATATTCTTTATCAAACAAATCAACTTCGGCTGATTCCATAACAAACATCATTGCACGATTTGGTTTTGAGAGTACATTAAAAGAAAACTCAAATATTTACTACCCCTATGATATTCAAGATGGTGATACACCAGAAACAATTGCGAACAAATATTATGGTTCACCTGAAAGGCACTGGGTAGTTCTATTATTCAATGACATTATTGACCCACAGTATGATTGGCCGCTCGATCAAAGAACGATTATTAAATACATTAACGACAAATATACAGCGAATGGTTCCGCTAATGTTACACCACAAACAGGACTTGCTTGGTCACAGTCCAATACAAAGTCTTACTACAAAGTAGTCACAAGAGTTACCAATAACGCTACGAAGAATACAATCAAAGAAAAAATAGAACTTGATGCAAACACATATGCTAATGTTGTTATATCAAACTCTACAAAAACACTTCAAAGCGGTACAGTCATAGTAGAAACGGTGAGCAAGGAAACAGAAACTTATTATGATTATGAGGTAAACTTGAATGAATCAAAAAGAAGAATTCGTTTACTAAGGTCGGAAATTGTTTCACAGGCTGGTTTGCTTGATGAGTTTAAACGAGTGATTAGTTCTAAAGAATAAAAATGTCAACAGTTAATCTTCCAGAAACGCCGTCAAAGTTCAACCTTAATGAACTTGCTATTGTAACTAAAACCGGAAAGTTGGATATATCTAAACTGTTTCAAGAACTTAACATCTTTGATTCTCTATTGTCACCGGTGATGACGGGTGCCGTTGTGATTATTGACTCAATTGGTCTTTCTCCCAAATTATTGTTTGATGGTTCAGAAGTTCTTCTGGTAAACATTGGTAAAGATACGGATTCGGATGCCTTTAGATTAAAAAAAGCATTTAGAATATACCGTCAAACAAATCGTGCAGCCTTAAAACAAAATGCGGAAACTTACACTTTAGAGTTTGTTTCTGATGAATTTATTTTTTCCGAACAACAGAAAATAAACCAATCTTACAAAACAACTTATAGCGATGTTGTTAAGAAGATACTAGTCAATTATTTAAAGACTCCTGAACATAAACTAAACGGTGTTTTTCAAGACACAACGGGTATTCGTGATTTAGTTATACCAAATTTAAAACCTCTTGAGGCATTAGAATGGTGCGCCAAGAGAGCCGTAGATCAAAAAAGATCACCTAACTATGTTTTCTTTGAGAATAATTTGGGATTCAATTTTACATCACTTTCACAGCTTCTCACATCTGATACGTTATTTAAAATTAAATTTCCAGCCAAAAACTTAGAAGGTGTTCAAGCAAATCAAGAGTTGTTGAGCCCAAGACACTTTGAAGTTGTGAATCAATCAGACAAAATTAAAACAACAAGAGAGGGTGTGGCTGCCGGTACATTCATTGGTTTTGACCCAATTACTAGAACAATACAAAGTAAGCGTATTGGTTTTGAAGATCATTATAATGCCATGGATCATGGCAATGACACGGCTAACTTTTCACAGTCAAAAAATCGTGCGGGTGAAAAAGCAACCGAAGCATATGATTCTAAAAAAGTGTTAAACATTTTTGGTGCAAACATAAAAAACAGTGCTTACGTTAAGAAGTATGACCCAACTTCAATTTCAAAGATTGAAACACCAGAGGATTTTCTATTTGCACGAAAAGCAATCTTTGCTAATTTAATGAACAAACGAATTAAACTTGTCATGCCCGGTAACTTTCAGTTGACTTCGGGTTTTAATTTAAATGTTCGTGTGCCAGATTTTTCAAAAAAAGAAACTGGTTCTGAGAATGAAGACCGTTCATTGAGTGGTAAGTATTTGATTATTGCTTCAAGACATGTCATCAAATATGATATGCATGAAACAATTTTAGAACTTGCAACAACTTCAAACGAAACAGATTTTGTGCCACAGAGCGCACCAGAACAAAACAAAGCGGCAGAAAATTATGGAAGCTACTGAGAATAAAGATTTTGCTGGTAAAAACGGTTTCGTTTGGTGGGTTGGTGTCGTGGAAAAAATCAATGACCCACTCAAACTAGGTCGTTGTAGAGTTCGTTGCGCTGGCTGGCATACAGACAACAAATCTTTATTGCCAACAGATAATCTACCTTGGGCGCAATCATCTTTACCAGTAAATGCCAGAGACACATATCCACCCCGTGAAGGTGATATGGTATTTGGTTTTTTCTTTGATGGTGAAAATGCACAACAGCCTGTAATGTTGGGTGTCTTACCGGGCATTCCTCTTGCGGCTGCCAATGCACAAAAAGGATTTAATGATGCTAGAGTTTCTTCCGAACTACAAAGTTCACCAAGAACACCAGCATCAAAAACTTATAGTACAGATGGAAGCGGTATCAAGATTACAGAAAAATCTGCTGCTGAATCTTATCCAAGAATACTAGACGAACCAACGACATCACGATTGGCACGTAATGATGAGAACATGTCAAAGACGTTTGTACAAGAACGTAAAGATAATGTAGTAAAATCTGTGCCAACTGCTACTACAACTTGGACAGAACCAACAACACAGTATGCTGCAAAGTATCCATACAATAATGTGACTGAAACTGAATCGGGTCACATTATGGAGTTTGATGATACTGTTGGTAAAGAACGAATTCAACTTGCACACCGCAACGGTTCATTTCAAGAATGGTTTCCTAACGGTGATAAAGTAGAAAAGATTACAAAAGACAATTATGAAATTGTGATGGGTAATGACCGTGTTTATATCATGGGTAAATGTTTTGTGACCGTGCAAGGTGATGCTGAGGTTTATGTGAAACAGAATGCTACGATTAAAGTGGACAAGAATGTTACAGCAACTATTGGTGAAAACTTGTCGGCAACAGTAAATAAAAACGCAACTTTAAAGGTAAGTGGTAATTTTCAGGCAGACATTGGCGGTACATGTAAAATAACATCAGGTGGTAATATGACATTCAAGGCACCTAGAATTGATCTGAACTAACATGGCACACGAATTTGTAATTCTTTTAAATGGTGAATTGAAAACATATACGAGGTATGAAGATATACCAGAAAAATTTGATAATGTAATTAAATTTTTGCCTGAAATACCTGATGCACCACATACTCACGAACAACATGAGGAAATGGATGCTTGGAATGACAGATTAAAGGAATTGCTAAGAAGAGAAACTAATGGCAACAATTTCGCCAACAACAATAACTGATACACAACGACCTGGTACCATAAATGTTACAATTGAAGCGATTGTTAGTTTCGCTGAAATTATTACCTCGGTAAGTGCAACAATTGATGTAAATGAACCATCAATTGTAATAACTCCAGGTGTTACTTCAGTTTCAATCGTTGGCTCTTATAAAGATGCTTTTGAAGATTTATTAACATATATTGAAAGAGGAAGCAGTAATTTAATTGAAACACCAAAGGTGGCAAAAGGAATATCAAATTTACCACCTAATAAAGACTTTTATCAATTAAATCAAGATCAGAGGGGCTTTGTGAGGCGAACATATACGATTACTGTTAATTTTCAAACTGGTGACCCAGAAACTTTTACAGTAACTCATGATATTTTGAATAATTTAGAGGGAATTCGTTCTTTTGTAT